TGGTCGGAAGGTACGATCTACACTGGCGGCAACGTATCGCCGGGCACCAAGCATTTCCTGACCGGTGGCGCGATCGCGGTGGCCGCGGCCGGCGCGCCCTGGTACGTGATGGCCATCGACCTGATCGGCTTTGTCCCGCTCTCGGGCACGAACGTGAGCACGACCGGCACCAAAACCGTGACCATGACGGCCATCGGTTCGGGCGGCGGCACTGGCGACCGATACCCCAACGGGCAAGGCTTGCGCATGTTTGTCGCGGCCGATACTGCGCTGGGCGCCAATGCGCCTACCTGCATCGTCAACTACCTGGATACAGGCGGCGGTGCAGGGGCGACCACCACGTTCACCAGCACCGCATCCTTGGGCATCGGGCAACTGCTCAATACTGGCGCGGCAGCAAACAAGTACAACCCGTTCCTGCCGTTGGCCGCGGGCGATACCGGCGTATCCGACATCGTTTCGCTGGTGTGGGCCGGCACAGCGCACGCTTCCGGCTCGGTGATCATCGGGTTGTGCAAGCCGTTGTGGACGATCCCGATCCCGGCGACCGGCCTGTACAGCAAGATGGACTTTGTGAACTCGCTTCCCTCGATGCGCCGCATCATGGACGGGGCGAACATTCAATTCCTGCTGTTCCAGACCGGCGCAACCACGTCGGGCGGCACGGTGTCGGTCGACTTCGATTACGGCTACGGCGGCTAACGTGGACAAGCGCATCCTTGACCTGGTGAACGATTTTGCCCAGTGGCGGGGCAATTCGTTCACGCTCGCCGCGCTGGTGGCTGAACTGCAAAAGCAGATCGACCGCGAGAAGCTGGAAGCCGCAGGGCAGTCCGCAGAGGTGATTTAGTGGGGATCCTGGCCAACGGGTTCCAGTATCGGTCCTGCGGACAGAAGATTCTGGGCGCGACCGCATGGCAAGGCGTTTACCCGTCGACCCATCACGGTAACGACAAGCAGCCCAACTGGCAGCGCAACATCACCGCAGGCGAGGGCATCACCAGCGGATTGGTTGCGCTACCGCAAGGCGAGCGCCATCCGCGCGCCTGGATGATGCCGCAGAAGCCCGGGGCGCTGGCCTCGCGCAACGCGCTGACCGGCAGCGGAACGATGGCCGGCACCGCATGGGCGGTGAAGCTGGCAGAGGCGGCGCTATCCGGCACCGGCGATGCGGAAGGCATTGGCGGCCTGATCGTCACGTTGATCGCCGCCATCACCGGCTCGGGCACGGTTACATCGGCCAATGTGCAGGCGTTTCTGTCTGCCGTAGCCAGCCTGACGGGCTCGGGCAGTGTCACGGCCAATCGTTCCGCCTTGGGTGCGCTGCTGTCGGCGCTTACCGGCTCGGGCGACATCGACCTGACGCCAACCGCTTTCGGCGAACTGAGCGCCGACCTGGTTGTGACCGGGACCGGCCTCACGACTGCCAACGTCGGCCAGGCGGTATGGGCCAAGGTGATCGAGGCCGGATTCACCGCCGAAGAGGTATTGCGCCTGATCGCCGCGGTTACGGCTGGTGATGCGTCGGGCCTGGAGTCTGGAAGCCCGACCTTCCAAGGCATTGACGAAAGCACGACGCGCGTGGCCGGCACCTACTCAAGCGGAACGCGCGACATCACCACAAGGAACGCAAGCTGATGTTCGGCGCATATATGGGCTCGACGTTTATCGGCCAATGGTGGGGCGGCGAGGGCGGCCCGACGCCGCCGGAAGACACCGCGCCCGACTGGATCATCCGCGCTCGGCGCCACTGCATTCGATAGGACATCATGGACGATCAACCCGCCATCAAGACCAACGACCTCGCCGAAAAGGTACGGCTGTGCGTGCCGACCAGCCTGGCCGCGGGACAGATCCCGCAGTCTGCCGTCATGGCGTTTCTGGCGCCGCTGATCGACGAGTGCAACGCGCTGCGCGCCCGCATCGCCGAACTGGAAAAACAGGCCGCCTGACATGGACATGAACGACCTGCCCGATCGCGTGCGCAACGAGATCGGCGGGGAAGGCGCGTCCGAATCGGAGCAACTGCAGCGGCTTGGCCAGGCGCTCGCCGACAAACGGCGCGAGGCGGTGGATGCGCGCAAGTCATCGGGCATCGAGGATGTCTGGCGCAAAGCCGAGGAGGCCTATCTCGGCATCGATGACGCCAACCGGCACGAGTTTGCCGGCGCGAAGTGGGCAAAGCCGACGGCCCTGGAAGGCCCGGTACAGACCAACGCCAACAAGTCGACAATGCAGGAGGGCGCCCGGTCGACGGTGTTCGTGCGCCTGACCTCGCGATACGTGGACGCCGGCGCCGCCAAGCTCGGCGAGATCCTGCTGCCGATCGACGACAAGGCGTTCAGCCTGAAAGCGACGCCGGTTCCGGATCTCATCAACGCCCAGGGCGACGCTACGCAGGTCATGAACTCGGCCGGCCAGCCGGCAGAGCGCGACCCGATGCCGCATGAGGTTCCGCCCGGCATGAACCCGCAGCAGGCGCCGGGCGTCCCGCTGACGGTGGCCGACCTGGCGGGCGAACAGGTGCGCAAGGCCGACGCAAGCGCGAAGAAGGCCGAGAAGCGCATCTACGACTGGATGGTGGAGTCGCGCTATCCGATGCAGACTCGCAAGGTCATCTTCGACGCGGCGCGTGTCGGTACCGGTGTGCTCAAGTCGCCGTTTCCCGATGAACAACGCGCGCAGGCCGTGCGGCGCGTCGGCTCGGGCATCGAACTCAAGATCATCAGCAAGATCCAGCCGACCACGCGATGGGTCGACGTCTGGAACATCTACCCGGACCCCGGATGCGGCGAGAACATCCAGGATGGCGACTACATCTTCGAGTGCGACGGCATCAGCGAGCGCAGCCTGCGCAAGCTCAAGCGGCTGCCCGGCTACCTGGCCGATCAGATCGATGCCGTCATCGAGGAAGGCCCGGACCGTTGCAACATGGACGAAAGCGGGAAACCGCTGTCCGACAAGCCGAACAAGCGCCACCAGTACCGCATCTGGTATTTCCACGGCACGCTCAAGCGCGCCGACATGATTGCCGCCCGGGTGGAAGGCGCCGAAACCGCGCCGGAACTCGTGTACGCGGTGGCCACGATGGTCAACGACCGCGTGATCCGCTGCACGTTCAATCCGCTCGAGCAATCCGGCCGGCATCCGTATCACGCGGTGCCGTGGCAGCGCCGGCCGGGCTCGTGGGCGGGCGTCGGCATTGGCGAGCAGGTCAACATGCCGCAGCGCACCGTCAACGCGGCCACGCGCAGCATGCTGAACAATGCCGGGATCTGCGCCGGCGGCCAGATTGTCGTCGACCGCGGCTGCATACAGCCCCTGGACGGCAACTGGACGATCTACCCGAACAAGCTGTGGGAGAAGTCGGCCGATGCGACGGTCGATGACGTGCGCAAGGCGTTCGCCGTGTTTGAGTTTCCAAACGTCACCGCGCAGTTGATGCAGATCATCGAGTACGGCTTCCGGCTGGCCGAGGAATGCACCAACATCCCGCTGATCAGCCAGGGGCAGAGCGGCCCGAGCACGCCGGACACCTACGGCGCCGCGCAACTTCAAAACAACAACGCCAACCAGTTGCTGCGCAACGTCGGCTACCAGTTCGACGACTACATCACCGAACCGGTGGTGCAGATGCACTACGAATGGCTGCTGCTGGACCCCGAAGTGCCCGAGGACGAGAAAGGCGACTGGGAGATCAACGCGCACGGCTCGATCGCGCTGGTCGAGCGCGCGATTCAGGACCAGACCATCCTGCAGCTTGGCGCCATGGTCATGAACCCGGCGTTCGGCATGAGCCCGCCGCGCTGGTTTGAGCAGATGCTCAGGTCGAAGCGCCTGGACCCGCGCGACTTCGAGATGACCGACGAGGAAAAGCAGCGCCAGGCCAGCCAGCCGCCGCCGAAAGCGCCGGCAGTGCAGGCGGCCGAGATCCGCGCCGCCAGCGCCGAGAAGATCGCGGCCGGCAGCCAGGCGGTGCAGGCTGAGCGCACAAAAGCGGATACCGACCGCGACGCCGTGTATGTGCGGGCCGAGACCGACCGCACGGAGAAGGAGCACGCGGCACGCATGGAAGAACTGCGCCTCAAGCGCGACCTTGCCATGTTGGCCGAGGCGGCGCGGCAGAACACGACGCTGGCGCAGATCAAGGCCGACCTCGCCACCGACGCCGCCAAGATCGACCTGCAGCGCGAACTGGCGACGATGGACGCGCACGCCAAGCAGGTCGCCAATCCCCCAGTTGAACCCGCCGGGCGTGCATCGCCTGGGCAAGCGTTTCAGGAGTAGCTATGAGCAACGTCGTCAAACCCGCAGGCGTGCCGTGGGATTTCCAGATGTCCGATGCCGGCGGCATCGAGGATGTGCTGGCGCCGAACGGCACGCGGACGTACATGGCGCGGTACACCACGGATTCCGCCGGCAACATCACCGGGCTGGCGGGGGCGGGAAATCGTATACGCACGTTCGCATCACCCAACGACGTGCAAGTCAACGCGGCCCGCACCTATCGCGGCACCACCGGAAAGCGCGTTGCCACGTGGGGCGCACTCCAAAACTCGGCCGGCACCGCCACGCTGGTAACTGGCGATTTGCCGACCATTGCGGACAACGCCACCAAGGCGCTCCGGCTGGACCGCAACGCTACTGCCTCATTTGGCCAGCAAAGCCCGATTGATGGTAGCCAGGCGTATATGCCAACAACGGTTGGCACGGCTTTCAACATGGGCGCATGGGTCAAGAATCCGACCACCCGCACGCTGAATTTCGAACTGCGTGTGTACAACGTCGCGGCCAACAGAAATGTCGCTTGGAACTGCGCTATCGAGCCAACGAACACCTGGACGTTCATGACGATGGCTGCATCGCAGGCGCTTGTTTCGTCGTGGGTGGCCGGCACTGATCTGATCAACTTCGTTCGCATGACCCAGCTTGACACAGGCCCGGAAGGAGCGTGGGTCGCCGGCGAATATCTGCTGTTCGGCCCCGTGTATGCGGACGTGTCGGCACGGCCTCGCTTCCTGATCACGTTTGATGACGGCTACGCCACGCAGAGCAAGCGCAATCCCAGTGCGGCGGCCATCGTATCGGGCGCGGCGGCGGTGACCTCGACGTTGACGGACGTATGCACGACCGGCGCGGCGCATGGACTTCCGATTGGCGCGCCGATCCGGTTTACCGACGCGGCGCCGACCAGTCTGGCCGTCAATACGCGCTACTGGGTCAAGACCACGCCGGCCACCAACCAATTCTCACTGGCCACTGATGCGGCCTTGACCACGACCGCGAGCACGACGGGATTTGCCGGCACGGCTAATTGGCAATATGCCGGCACGCAGCAGCGCAGCGGACAGGGCATCGTGGAGGAGTATGGATTTCGCGGGACACTGTTCATCGTTCCAGCCTGGCTGGGTACATCGGGGGTTTACGGCTACGGTGGCGGCGTCAACGTGTTCATGTCGCCGGCCGATGTGCGGGCCATGTACGCGGATGGCTGGTCTATCGGCTCGCACACCAACACGCACCCCAGCAGCGCCGAGAACGCGGGCATGCGGCTATTGGGTCCATACGGCTATTTCCTGTCGAACACGGTCGATAACCTACCGGCTCAGTACGTGACAACCTGGTCGCTCGGCCTTACCAATCGCCGACGCGCGACGGGTGCGGCTACGGGAACGAACGTGATCACGTTCGAGAATGCACATCAATTCCTGATCAACCAGCCCATCGTGTTTACCGATGTGGCGCCGACCGGGCTGACGCTGGGCGTGACGTACTACGTCAAGACCATCCCGCTCAGCACGACATGCACGCTGGCCACGGATCAGGGCACGCTGGCAAATACCGCGGCGATCACGTCGAACTGGTCGGGGACGGCGAACTACCGACATCCTGGCTCGGCAAACAACGATTCCGCGATCTACGCCGACATCATGGCCGGCATTGCAGGTGTCGCCGCGCTTGGCGTGCCGACCGCCGCGAAATTCTTCGCATTGCCGCAGGGTGCTGTGGACGAGTACGTGCGCTCGGCCTGCATCCGCGCTGGATTGTCGTGGGTGCGCGGCATCAGCGCACACAACGGCGCGCATTCCATCCCGGTGGGCTCGCCCACGGGCGGCGGCCTCAGCCAGATACAGAACTACTCGGGCGGCTGGCTGGCCCAGCAGGACGCGGTCCAGTCGGACAGCATCACCGTTACCGTGCCGAACCTGCAAACCTACGTCAACGACACGATTTCGCACGGCGCCTGCGGCTGCTCGTATCACCACAACGTGTCGGTGGCCACCATCCCGACGCTCGATCAACTTTGCGCGACGCTGCGGGCCAAGGTCGATGCGAAAACCATCGACGTGATGACCGCTGACGAGATGGCGGTGGTGTACGGGATCTAACCGCGCAGGCCGGATGCCTGCATAGGATGTGAGGCCCACTTGACCCCCGACCAATTCCACCTCACCAAATCCGAGCGCGACGCCCCTGTTTGGCATCGCCTCATGCGTCACCTCGAGGAAAAGCGCGCCGAACTGCGCGCCAAGAACGACGGCGACCTGGACGCCATCAAGACCGCCAACATGCGCGGCCAGATCGCGCAGATCAGCGCCATCCTCGACCTGAACAAGGACCGCCCGGTGATCGACGCCGGGCACCACGACCAGTTTTGAAGCAACCGGCGCGCGCCTGACGGCCACGCCAAGACCTGACAGCCACGGCTCGCCGCGCGCTGTTTCCCGAACCGCCCTCGTGGCGGTTTTTGCATTTCTGAGGCTTGAATCGCATGGACACACAAGACGCAGCAGCGGCAACTGAAAGCGAAGCATCGGACGAGTTTCTGGCGGGATTTGACGGCACCGCGACGCAGGGCGAAAAGCCCGCGCCGGCGGATCAGCCCGAGGGCGACGGCAAGGCCCCAACAGAAGCGCAGGACACGCAGCAGCAAGAGCAGAAGCCAGAGTATGTGCAGGTCACCCGGCAGGATTGGGAGGACTTGCGCACCCGGGCCGCCGAGATCGACAAGATCCGGGACTCGCACGGTGCGCAGCTTTCCCAAGTGCACGGGAAGATCGGCGCGCTCATGCAAAAGCTCGATGCCGTGAAGTCAACGGCGGGCGGCGTGACCGATGAAGACCTGGCGGAACTGGCGGCGGAATACCCCGACCTGGCCAGCCTGCGTGTGTTCAAGAAGCTCACCGGCGCGGCTCCGGCCGCAGGCGCTGACCCCGAGGAATTCGGCCGGCGCGTGCAGGAGCGTGTTGACCCCCTGATTCAGCAGGCCCGTGCAGATGCGCGCGCGGAGGCTGAGCGGGTGTTTGAAAGGCGACTGCTCGCCCGTGAGCACAAGGACTGGCGCGAGGTGATCGGGCTGACCACTGACGATCAGGTGGTGCAAACCCCCTATCGCGAGTGGCTGGCAAAGCAACCCGCCGACTACCAGCAAGCCGTGTCCTCGTCCTGGGATTCCGATGTCATCGGCGAATCCCTGACGCGATTCAAGAAGGTGCAGAAGGCCGCAGCAGAGGCCGCCGGCGCCGCCGATGCCAGGCAGCGACGCCTGGCCGCAGCAGTCCCCGTGCGTGGCGATGCATCCGTATCGCATGACGGCGGGGAGGACGACTTTGAAGCCGGGTTTCGCGAAGCGCGATCCGGATGACCAATCCAATCCGTAAGGAGTCATTCAAATGACGATGCAGACGTTTGGCCTGACCGCAGGCCGGATCAACAAATACAAGGGCAAGATCCTTGCCCACGCCGTTCCTGTCGAGGCGCTTGGTCGCGCCGGCAAGCAGGAACCCATGCCGAAGAACAACTCGGACACCTACGTGGCTCGCCGCTGGCTGCCCTACGGTGCAACGGCGACCTCGGCGAACACCAGCAACCGCTTCTACCAGGACGGCACCGGCGACCGCGGCAACGTGGTCGTGCAGGCGCATCTGACGCAGGAAGGCGTGACGCCGACCCCGGACAGCATCACGCCGCAGGACGTGACCGTGGTCGTGCAGCAGTACTCGTGCCTGTACGGCTTCACCGACAAGACGTACAACCTGTACGAGGACGACATCCCGCAGCAGATGACCAAGCAAATTGGCGAGCGCGTGACGTTCGTCAACGAGATGATCATCTACGGCGCGCTCAAAGCCGGCACGAACGCCTATTTCGGCGGCACCGGTACCACGCGGGCGACCGTGAACGGCGGCATCACCATCGGCATGCTGCGCAAGATCGCGCAGAACCTGGCCGCCAACCACGGCAAGATGGTCACCTCGGTGCTCAAGCCCGGGCCCAACTACGGCACGGAAGCCGTGGCGGCCGGCTATCTGGTCTACGGCCACACCGACCTGGAGCCGGACATCCGCGACCTGCCGAACTTCACGCCGGCCGAGAAGTACGCCAGCGGCAAGCCGATGGACATGGAGCTCGGCAAGTGCGAGCGTTTCCGCTTCATCCTCACGCCGGACCTGCCTTCCTTCCAGGATGCGGGCGCATCGGTAGGGGCAACCGGGATGTACAGCACCACCGGTTCCTCGATCGACGTCTACCCGTTCATCGTGCTGGCCGAAGATGCTTTCAGCCAGATCGCGGTGCGCGGTGTCGGCAGCCTCGACCCGACCTACTTGCCGCCCGGCGAGAAGTCGAAGTCCGATCCGCTCGGTCAGCGCGGCTACGCCGGAACCATCTGGTGGAAAGCCGTCATGATCGAGAACCAGGGATGGATGGCGGTGGGCAACGTGGGCCGCAAGGCGCTGACCTGATGAACCCGGGGGCTTCGGCCCCCTCATGAAAGGAGATTCATCATGCAAGCAACTGTTGCCCAGTTCCTCGCTGGGCTGGCCGACTACAGCGATCAGGCGGCATTGCGGCCGATTCTGCAGAACATCGCGGATCGGCTGTCGTGCACCACGTTCCAGACGGCCGCGCTGCGCATCAAAGGAGGTTCTGCCTCCGCGATCGTGCAGACCAACGCGGTGTGGTCCGGTCTGGTCAATGGCATCCTCGTGCAGAAGGCGAGCGCCACGGACTGCGCGGCCCTCGTCGGCACCGTCACGAACGCCAAGTTCAACGTCTACGCGCACTTCATCGACTCGGCCGGCACGCTGACCAGTCAGATGGGGACCGAAGGCGCCACCCTGGCCGCTGTCGTGTTTCCGCAAATCCCCGCCAACAAGACAGTCGTCGGCTATGTCGTCGTCAATCCGACCGGCACCGGCAACTTCGTTGGCGGCACCACCGTGCTGGACGATGTGACCGTCGTTCCCAACGCGGTGTTCGTGAACACCATCGGCCCGTTCGATCCCACCGCTTTGCCCGGCCCGTACACGGCCTAAAAAGGAGAAACAGAAATGAATGCACTTGAGCAAATCCCGCTGACCATGGCCACCACCAAGGCCGGTCTGACCGCGGGCACCACGTCGACCTACACGACTGCCAACACCGTGCAGTTCTCGATCAAGGGCAAGGCCTACAGCAAGACGGCCGTGACCAACGGCGCCACGCCGACCACCGATGCCACCACCGGATCGGCGTTCACGGCTATCCCTGCCGGATCCGGCTCGGTGTTCGTGTTCGGCTTCGACTCGGGCGGCAACATCAAGGTGTCGCAAGGCTCTGTCGAGTCGCTGGACGGCAGCACCACGTCGGGCGCCACGGCCAAGTTCATCCGGGCGCCGCAGTTCCCGATCGTGCCGGATACCGTGTGCCCGTTCGGGTACGCAACGGTGCTGGTCGGCTCAGCAGCTGCAGCCTGGACGTTCGGAACCTCGAACCTGACCGGCCCGCCCGCAAGCACCGGCATCAACTTCGTGGACATCCAGACCTTGCCGGATCGTCCGCAAGTGGCCTGACCGTAGGGCCGCCCTTCGGGGCGGCATCGTTTCACCCCACAAGGGCGCCTACGGGCGCCCTTTTTCATTCAGGAGAGCAGCACATGACCGATGCCGTAGATACCCCAACCCGCCGCGCGCGCCGCGAGCAGCACTCCACCGACACGGCGCCGCCGCAAATGCCGGATGTCGAACTGCCGGGCGATGGTCCGATCGATCGCCAGCCCGACATCGTGGTGGCCGATCGCGCCGTGCTCGACAAGGACTATCAGGCCGCGCTGGCGTTCGGCGAAGAACCGGTATCGGTGCTGCTGCATCCGTCCAACGAGGAAAACGCGCCGATGTATCAGGAATGCTGGGTCAATGGCCGCGGCATCGAGTTCCTGACCGATGACGGCAAGTGGCGCGTGAACTGGCCCGGCGTCGCGCCCGGCTATGCGCCGATCGACGTGGCGTTCACCACCAAGCGCAAGTACGTCGAGGTGCTGGCCCGCAAGCGCCACGACAAGGTGAAGACCATCCATGAGGAACTCGGCCAGGTCGCCAATCCGACCAACCGCGTGACCCGGCAGACCATCGCCATGGCGCCGCTGACGCTGATCGCCGACCGCAACCCGCGCGGCGCCGAGTGGTTTTCGAGGTTGCTGCGGTCGTGAACTACCTGGAACTGACGCAGCGCCTCGCGCGCCGGTGCGGGGTGCCGTCGGCCAGCCTGACGACGGTTGTCGGGCAGACTGGCGAATACCAGCGGTTGACCGACTACATCAACGACGCCTGGAACGACATCCAGACCGCGCATCAGGACTGGGATTGGCTGCGCACCAGCGCGTCGTGGGTGACCGCTGACGGCCAGTACCAATACACGACCGCGCAGTGCGGCATCACCGCCGGCACGTTCGGCATGTGGGCGCGCAACACGTTCCGCAACTACCCGACCGCCCAGGGCGTGTATGCGGAAATCACGATGTCATGGCTGCGCTACGACAACTGGCGCGACACCTACCTGTATGGCGGCACGCGCGCCACGCGCTCGCGGCCAACCGAATTCGCCGTCGGCCCGGACAAGTCGATCTTCCTGGGCCCGGTGCCGTCGTCCGGCTACACGATGACGGCCGACTATTTCACGGCGCCGGTGACATTTGCCGCCGACGCCGACACGCCCGCCATGCCGGCGCAGTTCCACATGGCAATCGTTTACCGGGCCATGATGTACTACGCCGGCTTTGAATCGGCGTCCGAGGTGTATCAGGAAGGCGAAATCGAATTCGGCAAGCTGATGCGGCGCATGGACAGCGATCGCCTGCCGGAAATCAGCTTTGCCGGGCCGCTTGCATGATCAAGATGGCGCCGGTTCTCTATGAACCGATCAGCCTGAAAGGCGGACTGGATCTCATCACGCCGACGCTCAACCTGCCGGCCGGCGTGCTGCGTGATTCCGTGAACTTCGAAGCGCTGGAAACCGGCGGATACGGCCGGATCGCCGGCCACGAGCGATTCAGCGGCCAGCCGAAGCCCAGCGATGCCGTCTACGGCACGATGTTCTTTGCGGTCATGGCCAGGGTGCCGGCGGCCGGCGCCACGGTGACTAACGGCACGGCCACGGCGGTAACTGTGGCTGTCGGCGCTGATTACGTGGTCTACACGAAACTGTCGGGCACGTTCGCGATCGGCGACAGTATCACCACCGGCGGTCTGCCAATTGGCACGATCATCGCGCCAACCGCCGCCATCAGTTCGCAACTCGACGCCCGTTACACCTCACAGGCCGCGGACGTGTATCGAGCCGACATTGCCAAGCCAACCGGTACCGGCCCCATCCGCTCGGTGTTTGTACACAACGACATCGCCTACTGCATCCGCGACAACGGCGCGACGGCCACGTTGTACAAGCAGACCACCGGCGGCTGGTCGGCGGTGTCGATGTTCTATGAGGTGAGTTTCACCGCAGGCGGCACGGCCACGCCAGCCGATGGCCAGGTGCTCACGCAGGGCGGCGTGACGGCCACCATCAAGCGTGTGGTCACGGAATCCGGCGCCTGGGCGGGTACGGCCGCCGGCCGGTTCATCGTGACCGCGCCGGCGGGCGGCAACTTCGCGGCCGGCGCGGCGACCGTGTCGGTGTCGGGCGCGACGGTCACGCTCTCCGGCGCGGCGACCGCCATCACCATCGCCAAGGGCGGCAAGGGCGAAGTCGCACAGGGCAATTTCTTTGGCCAGGCGTCCGGCGCGCGGATCTACCATGTGGACGGCGTGAACCGGCTGGCCGAGTTCGACGGCACGACCTGGGTGCCGTTGACCACCGGCGGGCTGATCCCGCGGCACGTCGCGATTCACCAGCGCTACCTGTTCTACAGCGTCAACTCCTCGATCTTCTATCAGGGTGTCGGAAACCCATACACGGCAGTCGGCGGCGGCGAAATCGCAACCGGGGATACCGTCGTCGGATTCCTAATCATGCCTGGCTCGCAGACCACCGGCACGCTGGCCGTGCTCAACCGCAACAGCACGAACATGCTGTACGGCACCGGCCCGTCGACCTGGAACATGACGCCGTACAACTTCGGTACAGGCGCGCTGGAATACACCCTGCAGAACATGGCGCAGTCGTGCCTGCTGGATGATCGCGGCGTGTTCACGCTGCAGACCAGCCTGAACTACGGCAATTTCGAACAGAACAGCCTGTCGCATCAGATCCGGCCCTTCATCACCGCACACCGCCCCTACGTGTCGTGCTCGGGCCTGAATCGCCTGAAAAGCCAATACCGGGTGTTCTACTCGGACGGCTGGGGGTTGTACGTCACCCTGGTCAACAACAAGCTGATCGGCTGCATGCCGGTGTACTTCCCGACCTACGCGAACGTCACATGGGAATCCACGCTGTCGTCGGGCGCCAACATCATGCTGATGGGCGGCGCGGACGGGCATGTGTACGAGCTCGACAAGGGCACCTCCTTTGACGGCGCCGCCATCAACTGGATGATGCAGTTGAACTGGGCGTCGATCAAGAATCCACGCATCCTCAAGCGGCTGCGCAAGGCTGCCATCGAGGTGTTCGGGCAGTCGTACCTTGAAACCAGTTTCGGCTACCTGTTGGGCTACGGCAAGTCCGACGTAGCGCAACCCGATGCGCAGAACTACGCGGCCAACCTGCAGGCCGGCAACTGGGATTCGGCGTACTGGGATTCGCTGTACTGGGACACATCGACGCTGCTTCCCCTGGAATGCCAGATGGAAGGCACCGGCGAGAACGTTCAGGTTCTGATCAACGGCAGTTCCGCCGATTTCCAACCGTTCACCATCAACAGCATCTTCCTGCACTACACCCCGCGCAGGGGCCTGCGGTGAGGCTTCCGCAATGGCTGCTGCGCTGGCTTGAAAGGATTCTCGTGTCCAACGATTTCTACACGCCAAGCGGCGCTCCAACGACCAAGGCATTCAACGCCAGTGCGCCGCTGCGCTCCGAATTCTCGGCGCTGCAAGCCGCGTTCGACAAGATGCCGGGCTTGGCGGCCAACCCGTCGAAACTCGTGCGCGTGAATCCGGGCGGCACCGCGCTGGCGGCTGACGTGACGTTGGTGAGCGGGACGTGGACGCCCGCGATTTCCTGCTCAACAACGGTGGGCGACTTGGCGCTTATCTATTTTGCGCAAGAAGGCAGTTACATGCGATTCGGCGACCTCGTATTCCTGTCGTTTCGCATTAGCGCCACTGTCACGCATACCACGTCAATCGGCACGATCCAAGTGACTGGGCTCCCGTTCGCGGTCGGCGCCAGCGACATGCTATCGCCGATCATCGTGTCCGGCCTGAATTTGCTTGCTGGTACGCCGAGCATTCCGGCCGCCGCGCTGAACGCCGGGCTTTCATACTTTTCGCTTAGTAACTACGGGGTCAAGACTTCGGGCACCGCATTGGAAATCACCGACATCACCTCGGGCAACCAAATGCTTGTATCCGGCATGCTGATGTACTCCGCGGTATGACCACCAGCGCCACCGAAGCCGCCGCATCGGCCGGCATTGTCATCACGATCACTGGCAGCGCGTTTGGCATGCCGTTCGAATGCATCATGGCCGGCTTCGTGGGCGCCCTGGTGGCAAAGACGTTCGTGCTGGAGCCGGTGCCGGCCGACAAGACGCGCCTGCAACTCTGGCTGATCGGTTTCCTGCAACTGTCGGCGGCTGGCCTGCTGGCCGGGTTGATGTCGCCGACCGCCGAGGCGGTGGTCGCCGGCATGCTGCCTGCCAAAGTGGCGCCGGCCGCACTGCAGATCACGGTATCCGGTGTCATCGGAATGATCGCGCCGGTGGTCGTACCCCTGCTGCGCAAACTGGCTGACAAACTCGCGAGTCGACCATGAACTACGCCATCCTCATCCTCGCGTTGCTCGGCATGGCCGGCTGCTACGACATCGCGCGCCGCATGACGGCCAAGACCCGGCACAGCATGCGCCTGGCCGTCGTCGTCATCGGCCTGGGCTGCGTGGCGGCCATGCTGAACCATTACGAGGGCGCCCTCGTATTGCTGCTCGCCGGCTGCGGCATGCATCAGGTCTTTGACCGACGCCAAGGGGATGGGCATGTGGCAACTTGCGCTGTCTGTGGCTGTCCTGATCCAGATCAACCGACTGTCGCAGGATGGCAGTCTCAACCTGCTGAAGAAACTCGCCATGCTGTGGGTCGCGTGGTCAATATTTCGGCTGGTCGGCAAGGCGTTGGGGGGATGAGATGATGGAACTTCGCCTGGAACGCCAGCCGTCCTACAAGGCCGCGACGTTTGGCAGCCTGCTGATCGACGGCGAGTGGTTTTGCCACACCCTGGAAGACATGATCCGCGAGGTTCCGGGCGAGTCGGTGGCGTCGTGGAAGGTGAAGGGGCATACCGCGATTCCCGCCGGTCGCTACCGCGTCACGCTCGAGCATTCGCCGCGGTTCGGTCCTGACACGATCACGGTCAACGACGTGCCGGGCTTTGCGGCCATCCGCATGCATGGCGGCAACGACGTCGACGACACAGAAGGCTGCCCGCTGGTGGGCTCGATGATCGACCGCGAGACTGGGCGGATTTCGGGCGCCAAGTCGGCGGGTGTACTGGACGCGCTCAAGGTCCGCATCCATCAAGGGCTGGAAGCTGGCGAAGTCTGGATTGACGTGGTGAATCCGGCGTGATCCAGACATGGGCCGTCAAGCTGCTCGGCGCGCTGCTGCTGCTGGCCGGCGCCGCATTCAGTGGCTGGCACGCGCACACGATCTACGACAAGGCCGAGGAACGGGACCGGCTGGCGGCGGCCATCGTTTCGATTCAGGCCGACCAGAACGACGCGCGGGCGATGAGCCAGACCTTGCAGGACACCCTGGCGGGCCTGAAGGTGACGACGACGACGATTCGCAATGAGGTGCAACGTGAAGTCATTGAAAAGCCGGTGTACCGCGATGTGGCTTGCGCTTTGCCTGACAGCGGCCGGTTGCGCCTCGACACCGCCATCCGTGCTGCGAATGCCGCCGGCCGACTTGACGCAGCAGTGCCCCGACCTGCCGATGCCGGCCGGGAACCTACTCGGTGAGGTGCTGACATGGGCGGTCAACGTGGTCGAACTGTACGGCGAGTGCTCGGCGCGGCATCGCTCGCTTGCGGACTGGGCGCGCAAGCCACTACCACCGACGCCGAGGGCCGAATAGTGCTGACGGCCGAAGAAAAGGCCGCGTGTGCGGCCGAGGGCGGTTGCGTGCTCATGACGCGCCGCATGCTCGCGCAGATCATCGCTGAACTCGACAAGCCCGCTGGCAAGTGCGGGCCGGAATGGAAAAGGACAACCTGACATGGCATCAACCAACCCCCTTGACGCCAACTACACCAACCCGGCCGCGCAAATCCCGGGCACGAGCCTGATCAACCCGCAGGCGCCGGCGGCAAACGCGACCACCACCAACGCGGCGGCCACCGGGTTTCAGGGCGCGCAGACCGCGGTGAACAAGCCTACCGACACCGTGCAGGGGCAGATCGCTGGCATCATCGACCCGAATTCGCCGCTCATGCAGCAGGCCGAGCGCCGCGCCCGCGAGCAGGCGAACTCGCGCGGGCTGATCAACAGCAGCCTGGCGGTGGGCGCCGGGCAGTCCGCGCTGTACGACGCCGCGCTGCCGATCGCGCAGCAGGATGCGAGCACGTACACCAACACCCGGCTGGCAAATCAGAACTCGACCAATGCAGGCTTGCAGTTCTCCGCGGCGGCCGAGAATCAGGCCAGCCAGACCAACGCGCAGTTGGGTACCGATACCAGCCAGAAGAACGCGGCGGCGGCGAACACCCTGCAGTTGACCAACATGGATCAGGCGTTCAAGACTGCGGTGGCCAACGCCGACGCACAGAACAAGGTGGTGCTGCAGCAGCTTGGCGACCAGACCAAGGTGACGCTGGCGAACGTCGAGGCCGACTACAAAACGCTGATGCAGACCAGTTCCAGCGCGGCGGATATGTACCGTCAAGTGCAGGACGCCATCAGCAAGGTGGTGGGTGACACCAACATGAACGCGGCGGCCAAGGCGGCGGCGATCAACGGCTACATGGGCAACCTCAAGACCGCGCTCAACCTGGTGGCCAGCATCAACGGCGTGGACCTGGGCGACCTGTTGAACTTCGGCACGGTGACGACGGGCGGTTGACGTGGCCTACGACCCGAATTTCGATTGGTCGACGTTTCGCGTTGCCAACCTCAAGACCGACGACCTGATTCCGCGCCTGAAGCAGATCGCGCAGGAGAACAACCTGTCGGCGCAGCAGTTGATGGCCGGCGCGGACTACTACGACAAGAACGGCGAGTACACGGGCGCGACCGGCTACAAGGACTTCGCCAAGAACGGCGCCGACATGGGGCAGGAATTGCGCCTGTCCGCCATCCTGAACGGCACGCATAGCGTGGTGCCGGCGTTCACCTACGGCCAGTACATCGACCCAAAGAAGATTCAGGTGCAGGGCGATGTGTTGCAGATGCTCAAGGCCGACCGGCAGGCGGTGAACCCGCTGGACCCGGCATCGTCGGCGTTCGGCTACAACCTGACGGCAGGGTATGGCGGCCAATCGTCGGAATGGGACGACGACGCCAAGCAGCGACTGGCCACGATGGTCAGCGATTCCGGCAAGACGGCGGCGGAGTTTCAGGCGGCCATGCGCGCGCGCGGCGATGGCGGATCCTGGTGGGGGCCGGAAGCCACGATTCAGGCGATGGCGACGGCGTTGGGCGCGGACCCCGCCAAGTACGTGAATCAGGACGCCCTGCAAGACCAGCAGAAACGCGCGGCTACGGTTGGCAACGAGGCGCAGGCCAAGAACGGCGGAACCGATGCGTTCATGCTGCAGGGGCTGGCGGTCGTCGGACTCGGAGCCGGCTTTGCGGCGGCCCTTGGCGCCGGGTCGACGGCGGCCAGCGGTCTTGCCGACGTGCAGGCTGCAGCATCAGCGGCCGGCGATTCCGGCTTTCTCACTGCCGGCGGTGTCACCACGCCACAGACCGGTGGCATGTTCGTCGGCGACTCCGGGCTGCTCGGCGGCACCGGAAACGCGATCGCCGATGCCGCCTTGAATGGCGCTGTGCGCGGCGGCGTGACTTCTGTGCTCACTGGCGGCGATGTCGGCAAGGGCCTGATTTCCGGTGGCATCAGCGGCGGTATTGGCGCCACCCTGCCGGGCACCGGCAATGCCATTCTCGACACGGCGGCCAAGGGCGCGGTGACGGGCGGCGTCGGTGCGGCGGTGAACGGCGGCGACATCCTGACGGGCGCTGCCGCCGGCGGCGCGGCCTCTGGCTTCGGGGCCCTGGTGCGCGACGCCATTCCAACCAGCGTGGGCGGCAACACCTTGACGAACGCGGCAGCCGGCGGCGTGGCTGGCGCGGTCGGTTCGGCGATTGCCGGGGGTGACGTCGCAACCGGGCTGATCCGCGGCGCGGTCACCGGCGGCACGTCCGGCGCCCTGCAAGATGCCGGCGTGGATTCGACAGTGGCCGGCGCGGTGGGCACGGCGGCCGGCGGCCTTGTGACGTCGCCATCGCCGGATGCCGGCACGCCGGCCGCGCAGCAGCAGGACGCCGCCAACCAGGTAACCGGCACGCTGGGCTTTGCGTCGGTGCTGCCGCAATTCCAGAACAACCCCCGCCGCGACATGCAGTGGGGCACGCGATTGAAGGGAAACTGACCCATGTCCGACTGGTCCGAGGACTACAGCAACACCAACCTGACAACCGCCCCGGCGGAATTCGATTTTGACGCCTTCATGGCCGGCATCGTGGGCAGCCTGCCGCCCGACCAGCAGCAAGCCGCCAACGACCTCGGCGCCGCCGAAATCGCCGGCTATTTCGGTGGCGGCAACGGCAAGGTGATCGGCAGCGTGCAGGGCGGCGCGGCGCCGGACGTCAACGAGAAGAGCGCGATCTCCAAGTGGTGGGGCGGCCTGACCTCCGACGACAAGAAGCTTGGCCTGTCGGTGGCGGCGCTGCTCGGCGGCGGCCTGGCCAACATCGGCACCGGCAAGCGCAAGGACCGCGAGCTCAACATCGCCCAGCAGAACGCCGACACCAACGCCGCCGGTGTGGCCGAGCGCGCCCGCCAGTTCAACCAGCAGATGGCCAACGGCAGCGCGATCGGGCAAACCAACTTCGGCACGGCCACGCAGCCGCTCGGCATGATCAACGCTCCCGTCACCCTGACCCGAAACCGGCTGAAGCCGACGCCAGGAGTCCCGCAATGATGACTACCGCAGCACCGGCGATGCCCGGCGGCCAGAACAGCGAAGCCTTACAAAAGGTGGTGCTGGCCGGCATGAAACTGATGTACGACGCCAAGATTTTCCCGACGTTCGCCCAGGCGCTTGAGCAAGACCCGAGTCCGATGGGCATTGCCGCCCAGGCGGCGGGCCTCATGAAGATGCTGCAGGACAAGGCTGGCGGCAAGATTCCGCGCAACATCATGATTCCCGCCGCGGTGGCGCTGCTGTTCGAAATGGCGGGTTTCATGGTGCAGGCCGGCATGCCCAAGCCGTCGGACGCCGACATGCAGGGCGCGCTCAAAGCGCTGGTGCAGATGATGGTGAAGGTGTTCGGGCAGGCGCCGGCACAGGCCGGGCCCGCTGGCGCGCCTGTTGCGGCAACGAGCGCAATTCCGGCCGCCGCGCCTTCGCCGGCACCGCAAACTGGACTGATCGGGGGCTGAAAATGGGGATGATCGGGGATTTCGCGGCCGGTGCCGGCGCCGCCGGCGCGCAGATGAGCATGGACGCGCTGAAAGCGACCATCGAGGAAGAGCGCGCGACGCGGCTGGCGGAGATGCAGAACAAATTCCAGACGGCGCGCGACGATGCCGAGCGCGGTTTTCGCAGGGATGAGCGCGTAGCCGGGCAGGACTTCACAGTTTTGCGCGATGCGACCAAGCGCACGAACGACCTGGCCGACGCTCCGGTGTTGGCAGGCGTCAAGACCGACGCCGAAATTCGCGCCGAACGCGAGAAACGCGCGTTGCCGCCGGCCGCCATATCGGACGAAGACAAGGCCGAGAAAGGCGCGCGCGCCGACTACCTGAAAGCCAACGCCGAGCGCCTGCGCGCGGAAACCGGTGCTATCCAGCGTGGCGAGCGTTATCGAACCAGTGGAGGCGCCGGCGGCACGCCGCAATCCGAGAAGGACGCCAAGCTGGCGTCGTCGGAAATCATCACACTGCTGCGCGGCGAGAGGGATGCCGACAACAAGCCCATGCACGACAGCCGGGCCATCACCCAGTATGCCAACCTGGCGGCGGGTCTGGTCCGGTCGGGCGGCTACTCACCACAGGAAGCCGCGCAACTGGCGCGGTCAGCGCCGATCCGTCCACAAGCCGAAATCAACGCCCAACTCGCCGAGGAGGAAAAGAAACTGCCACGGGTTGGCATGATCCGCGGCGCGCTCACCGGCGGCGGCGTGGAAAGTGGCGATGTCGAAGTCGACGGCAAAACCATGAAACTGGACGACTGGCGCAAGCAGCGCGGCGCGCAGATCATGGCCGAGGACGAGAAGAAACTCGCCGGCTGGGCGCGCGAGAATGGCATCCAGTTGGCGGGGCCGCGTGCAGCGGCCAACGGCGCGCCATACCCGGACGGCACCGTGCTGGAAAAGGACGGCGAGAAGTATGAGGTGCGTGACGGCAAGCCGGTGAAGATGAGTGGCGCCAAGGCGCCCGACAAGCCCGCTGCCGCGCCTGCCAAGACCGCTGCTGCCGAACCTGGCGGCGACCTGTTGGCTGCGGGCAAAGCGCTGGAGGAAACGAATCCCGAACTGAAAGCCCTGGGCAACCAGATGCGCCTGATGGACGGCAATGTCGCGGCCAGCGCGCGCGCGGCGTACCTGCAGAAGGTGCGCGACCTGCAATCCGGCCGGACCGCCGGAAAACCCATGATTTCCATGTAAAGGACGGCAATGGCCGATTGGGACGGATTCAAGGTACTGAGCCTGCCAGGCGATGAATCGTTGCCGGCGCCGCGCCGCGACCGCTTGAGCGCAAACGAAGCCGGCCTGGCCCGGCATGTCGCGCTGACGCCGGACGAGCAGGCCGAGTCTGGCGCCGCATGGGAAGAAGGGCGCACAAGCGGCGAACTGAATGCCGCCATCAGTGATGCGCGCCGCAAGGGCGACAGCCGGGCGCTGGCCGCGCTGATTGACGCGCGCGACGGTCCCAACCCGTTTTCGGACGAGCCGCGCGGTGTGAATCGCCGCCCTGCGGATCCGTGGGCCGGCTTCAAGGTGGTGAGCCAGCCCAAAGCCGTTGACCTTTCACCCGACGCGCTCGGCAAGACCGCCAGCGGCGACTACCTTGACGCCATCGGCAAGGGTTTCTCCGACCTGGGCACGTCCCTGCAATCCGCCAAGTGGGTAGTGACGGGCAAGGGCACGCCCGAGATCGCCAAGGCACTGGCCGACCAGATCGCCAACAGCAACGCGTCAGCCGGCGAGCGCGAGATTCAGGGCGCCGTGAAAAGCGTCAACGACGCCAAAGGCGGCTGGGAAACCGCGAAGTCCATCGGCAACCTGCTGTGGTCGTTTGTCAGCAACCCCTACGACGCCGGCAAGATGGTGGTGCAACAACTGCCAAACGCGCTGCCGTCCATGGCGACCGGCGCGGCCGGCGCCGGCGCGGGCGGGCTGATCGGCGGCCCGGTGGGCGCTGTCGGCGGCGGGTTGACCGGCCTGGCTGCCGGGTCGGGCGTGGTGGAGTTCGGCGCCAAACTGGCCGACAAGGTGGGCGAAGCCCTGGGCAATCGGCCGGCGACGCCGGAAAACATCCAGGCGATCCTTGAGCAACCTGGGTTCCGTGATGCCGCCATGCAGGAGGGCGCCGCCAAGGGCGTGACCGTCGGCGCGATCGACGCGCTGTCGGCGGCGCTGGGTGGCCGCATCGCCACTGCGCCGTTCCGTGCCGCCGCCAAGAAAGCGCTGGCGCGCGAGGGTATCGACCTGGCCGACACCGCCGCCGTCAATGCCGCCCTGAAAACCGCGCCGATGCAGGCTGCGATCAAGGCGGAAATGGCGGCGGTTTCCACCGGACGCAAGGTTGGCATGGGCGCCACCGGTGTCGCCGCGGATTCCACCCTTGAAGGCGTCGGCGAGTATGCCGGCGAGTACGCGGCGACCGGGCAGGGCAAACTGGGTGACGCCATCCTTGAAGGCGTGACCAGTCTTGGCCAGTCCGTGGCGGAAGTCTCGGCCAGCGCGGCGTTGCAGCGCGGACAGGGGTTGATTGGTGGTGCGCCAGCGGCGGCCGAGCAGCGCAAGCAGGCGGTG